CCAGCAGCAAAAAAGCGTATGACTCAGGCACAGATTGAGGCGCGTTTGATTGCCGACCATAAGCGCGCTAAAAGTTCTACACCTAGCCCCGCCGCACAGAAAAAGATGGCAGAGCAAATGCGTAACGCTAAGATGGACGCACGGATGAAGGCGGCAGCCGAAAAAGCAGGTGTGCCCATGAGGAAGAAAAATGCCAAAAGCAACGCCAAAAAGTAAGAAAGCCAACGACGCGTGCGCTAAGAAGGTTAAGTCTCGTTACAAGGTTTGGCCTTCAGCATACGCATCTGGTGCAGTCGCCAAGTGCCGTAAGGTAGGCGCTAAGAACTGGGGTAACAAAAGTGGCCGTAAGAAAAAGTAAGAAGGGCGCTGCCCTTAAGAAATGGTTCAAAGAAGATTGGACTGACGTTAAGACAGGTAAGCCTTGCGGCCGCAAGTCTGCAAAGAAAGGCGAGAGTAAGCGCCCATACCCATCTTGTAGGCCCAAGGCCGTTGCAGCTAAAATGACCAAGGCAGAGAAAGCATCGTCTGCGCGACGTAAGACTGGACCTGCTAAAATTAAGCACGCCGTTACCGCTTCAGGTAAACGCAGAAGGAGTAAGTGATGACCCCATGCAAAGGATGTCCCCACCCTGCAAAGTGTAAGAAGGCCGGTAAGTGCATGAAGCGAAGCATGCCAAAGCGCGGCCAGCGAGCAGCAACCAACCGCAAGAAGAAAAAGTGAGCTAAAAAACGGTAGGCCCGTGCGGCTCTACGCTTTACTTCATCCTCGCACGTTTTGTGCGGGGGAACGATCGGTTTGCTGACTTTGGCTTGACGTTCAAGTTACTGCGTTCGTTGCTACCACCTTTAGCAAGCGGCTTCTTGTGATTAACGTCATTGCCATCGCCCTTGCTAACCTTGCCTTCTTTCTCCATGGTACGACGCGCTGCGTTACGTGCGGCGCGTTTTTTCTTTTGCTCATCTTTCGAGTGATACTTCTTGTACTCGCTCTTGTAGTCTCTAGCCATTGGAGTCGTCCTGTATACCCTGCAACATAACTACTGTGAGGTCACTCTGCTTTTTATGCTTAGTGCCTGACACTGCGTTTATAAACCGTGGGTGGTTTAAGTTAACAATTATACAATAGGCTTGTCCGGGGTTACTAACACCACTGCAATTCTTGTACAGCGTCACACGCTGACTAGGTTTAGCCAAGGCACCAAGCTCTTTGAGTTCTCGCAGTACCCGATCTTCTGCGTCGTTAGTGTCCTTTAGATATTTCTTAAAGGACGACCGGTTTATTGCCAACGTACTCCCCGGCATTATTGGGTTACTACTGTCGTACACGAACTCAGCACGCATACAAGCCTTAACCGGTACAGGGTGCTGCACCTGTGGTTTACCGTCTTTGCCGTACTGTCTAGTAACTGAGATGATCTGATCGTTGTGTTGCTGCATGAACTGGCCCACAACATCTAGTGCGTCTACCTTAGATTTTTCAGTGTCTTCCCTAAGATCTTCTACGCAGTCCAGCATGCTCTTAATAGTGCCTTTGACATCGAATGGGAACAGTCCTAGCGCCTTACCTATCTTACCCATGGTCCACGCTGAAATGATCATTGCTTCGTAGAAGCGTTCCTGTGGTAAAAACTTAAAACCAAACGTTTTTGTAAAGTCCTTGCGCCCTGACACCGCCAGCTTTTCTGCACCACCTAAGTCGCATACTGCAGTTGCAAGTTCAGGAAAAGCCCAGCCGTAGTTTTCAAAAAGTTTGTCTCCGAAAGATCTAGCCAGCGACGTGCCATCTTCGTTTTCTAGCGATACGAACACCCTGTCATCTTGCTTTACTTCAAAGGTCCTTACACGAAGTGGCTCTGACTCCTGTTGCACGTCAGAAAACTTGTCCATCAAAGACGTGTTAGTTGTCATAAATGTCGGACCATCCCACGTCGCAGGTTTGCGCATACGGCGATCTGAAGTAAGCGTGGACTTTTCTTTTCCCTCACTAAATGAGTACGCCATGCTTGCTACTGCATACTCGTCGGCCATAGTTAATTCATCGATTGTCAGTGGGAGGTTGTTTAAGGTTCCCCGCATCGAATACAAAAAATTAGATGTGTCGTTGCGCCCCTGTATCAGTTCCTTCGGGTGCCCATACAAGCTGTTAACTGCAAATAACGCCAGCGTTTTACCTGTTGTGGTCAGTGTAGAATAGATAGACACGATACTTGATCCGTTACCAACGTCCTTCGCTATCACGCCTGACGTAGCGATAAGTATGCACATGCGTATTACTTCAGTTCCCGATTGGTTGAGCATCGACATCGCTTCGACAAAGCCTTCTCGCGTACCCTCTTGCCGTACACGATCTAGGAAGTCGCGTGCATTGCCTGTAATCCTACGGTCTGTCGTGTTGTGCGGCGCGTTGATGATAGTATCGCCACAGATAAAAGACCCGTCCTTCTGCCAACCAAACGTCGAATAGTCGTAGCCAGTAGCTACTCGCTGCTGAACCATCTCTAAGTAGTCCATAAGATACCCTCGTAACTTTTCTTGCTGTGGTGCGGTTTTAAATCCAAACACCTGCGTGTTAAGTAAGAAAGCGGAAAACTCTTTGCCTAGACTAGATAACACCTCAACTGGGAAATCGTGCTCTTCCCATCCACGTATAGGGTATTTAATTGCCACCTTTATCGATGTCTCAAGCTCTATAGGGTCAAAGAAAATACTCTTGATGTACATTTGGTAGGTGCTTACACGCTCCCACTCGGTCGCAATCCCGTGCTCTGTTTCTACCTTCTTCTCCCTGAGAATACAGTCATCTTTTACTGCGTATCCCTCTGGCAGTTGGAAGGTCTTTGTCACAACCTCTTGCGTCACCTCATCAACAACTTCTTCAACTATTTCTGACGATATACCACTGAGTTGCGCGGGGGATGTCATGCCTCCACGGTATGGGCAATCGTTACACCCTTTGGGGCACAACTGTTCTAGCGTCGCGCATGTGGTGGGACCAGTCCCCTTCCAGCCTGATAGCTTTTCCATGTTAGCGTCGAAGTCAAACTCAGGGTGCCCCCCTGCTAACAAGACGACTGACACCTCTGGGTCTGGGGTAAACTTCGCAATGCCCAACGACGCCCGCCACATAGGCTCATCTACAGGGTTACCCCCTGCATCTAGCACACCGCCACTCTCTAACAAGGCGTTTATTTGGGCGCACTTCTCTGCGATAGAGTCGATGTCTAGGTCATTGCTTTCATCTAGCACAGCATCGAGCATCGCACTACGAGGCTTTTTCTTATCAGCCTTTGGCTTACCCATGTAGTCCTTGAGCAGGCCTGCCAGCACTGCGATGTCTGAGTCTCCATCGCCTTCTAAGATTACCTCGACAGGTTTCCATTCTGCCTTCTTGTGGAAGCTACCCACAGGGCGGAGCACCATAGACGGGTCTTTTATCTTGCTCGCGTCTATTTCCAAACCTTTGTCGAATAGCGCGTCACTTAGCGCACTAGACACTGACACCCACATATCTTTTTCTATAGTGGCAGACAGCGGCCAATAAACGTGCGCACCGTTACCGGAAGAAACAATCATAGGCTTCGGCAAGCCCAGTTCTTTAACAACCTCGACCAACTTTATTAGACCTTCTTCTTTGGTCTTATAGGGCTTGTCTTGCCCACAATCTAAGTCGAAACAAAGTGTTTTAAATACAGTAGCTAAGTTTTGTGTCCTGCGAATTTTTGAGCGTCCGTCTGCGCCCACTTCTACGTTATCTGCAAATGCCCCAATACTGTAATAGATCGTAACGTCTTGCTGTTGATCCCAGCGGAGTATGTCCGCTTCGGCCCTGTCTAACTCGTCGAATGAATATATCTCACGGTTCCAGAACTTGTTCTTTAAGTGGTTGTACTGCGTTACTACGATCTTATCTTTTTGTGGGCATACCTTAGTTAGAAATTCTTTTGTATTCACCAACGATCCCCTTAGTCGAAATGAGGCCCGTAGGCCTCACTCTTTACTACTCATCAAATAAGCTATCCAACTTGCTTGCTAACTCGTCAGACGCTTTTACCGGCGTAACCGTCGGCTTTTCTTTAGTATTTTTGGCAACGACCGGCGCTTCCTCCTCGTAAGCATCTGCCTCATCATCTGCCGCAGTAGGTTTTGGCGGCTCGATCTTCGCTGCTGTCTGCGCCGGTGGCAAACCCGCAGTGGCGGACAGTGGTTTTTGTCTCGTTGCTACCTTGGTGTAGTCGGACTCAAGCCAGTTTTCGACGACTTCTATTGCTTTTTCGGGGACATAGCCTTTGTGGCTAAATACCAACTTAGGATAACTCGCGTTTTCATCGAAGCCAAGCTCTGTGATGGCCTCTTCGGGATTAATGTTGTAATTAGCGAGTTCAGTGAAGTACTCCCGTAACCCACGCATCCCACTAACAGGAACAGTCAGCGAATAAACCTTGTGAGGGTCTGCCGCAGGGACTACTGCTAGGTGTCGTTGATCAGAACACATCTTCGATTTAGCACCTGACGGCGTGATCTTAGACCCCAGCACGTTGTGTGCGCAATTAGCACAGCTGTCAGAGACGGGGCTTTCGACCATGTCATCTGGGGTGGTGCCGTTGTTCGAGAAACACGCCGGACGATTGTTGTCGTTGCCGCCGTCATAGTTCGACGCGTAAAAGACCTTACTGACCTTGGGGTTAACACCTACGATTACTACATCTAGTGAAGTACCGATTGTAGTTTCTACACCGGCTTCGACTAAGCGGAACCGCCCAGCTCTCATACTTATGCGAGGTATGCTCGGCCCACTATCGGAAACAATGGCAGACGCCAATATCGACTTTTTGCCAGACTTTTGACGCTCTGCAATTCTAGCAGCGATGTGCGCCGGTACGTTTGCTGTGTTACTCATATTTATTGCCTCAGTTTGCTCTACGGAAATTAAACACATTTACTGCGCTGTAGTTGACGCCGGGTGGTGGTTCACCTGCCGCCTCGATATAGCTTTTTACTGCGGTTTTAGACGCACGTGCTTCAAGCAAGTCCCACGCATCTTCATCCCTACAAAAGCTAAAAAAGTCTTCACGCGACGCGACTGTCGCTGAGTGATGAGTTGACCAGTACGCAGTGCCACAAGATGTCTTGACTGACGACAGCCCGTCTTCTTGAGCTTTTGCAGTAAACCAGTTTTCTAATACAACTAACTTTTCGCGCACTTTAGCTTTGCGCTCTTTGAACTCCCTGTCGAGAGCTTCCATATCTTTCTTGACCTTGAGGTATTTCTCGGCCGCTTGTTCGTAGTTCATACAACCTCCTTAGTAGTTTAGTCATCATGATTCATCATGATTAATGCCACGCACCAAATCTAAAAACTCAGCGAGTGTGCTTTGCTTCTTGCGCAACCGACGATAAAGTTCCGCCTCGAAGTTAGTAGCATAGATATGCCAGACAGTTGTTTTACCTTCTGTACTCAGCCTGCGTATCCGTGCATTTGCTTGCTCGTACTGCTCCAATGAATATATAGGGGCGTACCAAACAATGTCTTTTGACGCCGTAAGTGTCAAACCATGTGCCGCAACCTTCGGGTGTGCTAGCAATATTTTAGGCTCATCGGTGTGCTGAAAGTTATGGAATATCTCGTCGCGGTCTTTTTTACTTACATCGCCGTTTACCAGCTCTACAGTAAATTTATCCGCACGAAGTTTGTCCAGTAAAAACCTCTGCACACCTTTGAGTGGCACAAATATTATGGCTTTGTCGCCGATCTCATTTAGCAAGTTAGTTAGAGTATTATACCGTTCAGCACAATCTAAGGCAATCGACGAATCTTCGGTGTACACAACACCACATGCGATCTGCAGTAGCTTTGAAAGCATTACAGCTGTGTTCGCGGCTGTGACTTGGCCGTCTTTGAACGTCGTAACTGCTCGGTCCTGCATATCCTTAAATGCTTTCTGTTGCTGTTTAGATAGGGCTGTTTTCCTACCCACAAAGTTTGTAGCTGGTAGATCCTTACACTCATCTAGTGAAAACCTGATCGACGGCTGAAGCACCTTCTTGCAGATCTCCAATGAGTTTTCTCTGGGTATCCACTTAAACTGCGTGACCTTCTTCATTACTACATCTTTGAACGCGGTAAAACTACGTTGCACGTTTGGTGACTCTACGAGGCGCGCCAGTGTCCATGCGTCAGCTGGGGTCTGTGATATTGGTGTACCTGTCAACATCCACAGCCACGGATGATGTGTGTTTACCCACTTGTAAAATAATTTAAACCTTTGTGATGATGGTGATTTAAGTGCCGTCGCCTCGTCGTATATAACTAAGTCTATGTCAGTCATATAGTCGCGCATGTTTGTGAACCCATCATGATTTATGATCACATACTGCACCCCAGTCTGCTGTAGCAGCTCTATCCGTTTCTTCTTCGTGCCAGTGCAAATCACGAACTGTCGGTGTGGCATGTGGTGCCGGATCTCTGCACCCCACACAACTTTTAGCGTACTCAGTGGCGCTACAATAACAATCTTCTTTATCACGCCTTCTGTCAGAAGGAAGTCAGCCGCCCACAGTGAGCTAATAGACTTCCCAGTACCCGGAGCATTTAGGCATAGCGCGCGCTTATGAGCCGTAAGGAACGAAGAAGTATCGATCTGGTGGTCCATTGGCTTAAACCGCGCAGGCCAACTGTAGTACTGCTTAATAGGGTCTGGGACACTGAACCCCATATTGCGCAATACCATTGCCTCGATCGGACCAAATGGCACAGCCACCATGGACTTACCGTTGTGGTTTAGCTCTTTAGCATGCGGTATAAACTGCCTTACTGACTCGTTATGCGAGCTGTCAATGATGAGCGTCTTTTTGTCGGGTACAACTAACACAGACTCGCCCACCCCCTAAACTCGTCTTGCCATTCTCTTATGGAGCTTTCGCGTACGATCCAGCATCTACCCCCCGACTGTATGATGTGCTCTATTTCACGCAGTTGGTTATTGGTTGGTGAGTTGCTACCGAATTTAGTTTCGATGGCAAAGAAGTTGCTCTTGTAGTTACCAACAAAATCTGGGATGCCCGACCTACCATAGCCGTTGGCAGAGGGCATGTAGTACCACATCTCGTTTTTTGGAAAACTGTTTAGCAACTTTTTTACTTCTTTCTTTACGTCGCCTTCGTTTTTCATCTTCTTCCTCCTCGTGCGTCAGGGCACATACTTCTAGCAGGACACCAAGGGCACAAACCAGATGGCTTCGTATCAAATACACCTAGATCTATTGTTTCTTGAACCTTGTCAAACCTAGGTTTGAGGCCTTCCCACAACGCCGACAAATACCTGCGTTGGTATGTAGCGTTAGTAATCTCGTCAAATTTCAACCAAATAAACGAGGTTTTAACTGTTTCAACTTCTGGGAAATGCCAGAACACCATCGCTGCGAAGAGTTGTAGCTGTGTCGGATTTTCTCTAACTTTTCCGGTTTTAAAGTCAAGGCAGTAAGCCACACTACCGTCCACAACAAGTACGTCAGCAATAGAGCGAATAAAAACGCTGCTGTCAAACCAATCAACTGGGCTATTGTTTTTGTCCACTGCCATATTGAATTCATAGTATTTATTTCCTGATTTGTTTTTTATAGAGTCAACAACAGAACCCCACCTTTTCAGGGTCTGTTTACCTTCTAGCCCCAAAGAATCTAGGTCTAGTTCATCCTTACCGTAGTTCTCAAGGACTTCATGAACGCGGTTTCCATACTCGCTAGCTTCACTACCAGCGTCACGCGCTAGCTTAGTAACATACAAGTAATCAAATTTAGCTGGACACTGCTCGAACGTACTCAATCGGCTGTATGACATCGCCATTGGTTTGGACATAAAACCCCCATTTATTTGGCATCTCCATACGACCTCCCTACTTCATACTCGCAAGCGACGGGGATGTGACCCCTGCACCACTTGGGAGTTAACGTGAAGCATTCTTTTACATACCGCTGTGCTTCATCTAGTTGTTCATTGGGCACGACCATTACTGCTTCATCGTGCACTGATAAGCGTACGGGATAGCGTTCGTTAACCCGCGCTGTCTGCCACATCACAATGCGCATCGCTGCGTGCTGACATAGGTTTTCTACCACCTTGGGTCCATAGATGCGTACATCCATCCTGCCCTTTTGGTAAACCCATTCGCCTTCCTCTAACCGCAAGTCATGATAAACGACACCCGGTTCTCCCGGCCTGCCGAAACCATCTTTCTGTGTAATGAACCAGCCGTTATGATCTACGTTAATAAGTGAACAGCCGTTAGCTATGTCTGGTAACACTACGTCCTGACAATAGTGCCACAGATTGACTACTTTGTAATACACACTGCGATAAAGATTTACTACCTCTTGAGCACGATCAAAAGTAATCGGGTCTACCCCATCTATATACTCTGACGCTTGCCTAACCATCTCACAAAACCGCTGTGCCCCAGCACCATACTGCAGGCCGAGCATAGCGGTCTTACCAAGAAATCGTTCCGCTTTATCAGCTTTAGTTATCTCTTTGCCAAACAGTTGGGACGCGAAGTCGCAGTACATGTCGACGCCTGCTTCAAGTTTCTCTATCGCGTCATACTGCCCCGCTAATGCCATTACGGTGCGTAGCTCAATGTTTGATGAATCGCACACAAGGACGGAATGACCTTCCGGTGCGCACAGCGCACGGCGTAGCCCAGCAGATACGCCCCGAGCAGGTAGGTTCTGCCAATTTACTTTGTTGCCCCCAGAGTAGCGCCCAGTAGTTTTGGCTCCCCAAAAACTTAGATACACCGGCAACGGCCCTCGCTTGGCCATCTCAAGGAATCGCAGTGCTCGTGTCTCTGCGATGGTGGTCTTAGCACCGATCCTAGCGGCCACCAGTGCCTGCACTTCGGGGTTTTCATGCTCCTGCAGTGCTGTAAATGCTCTGTCTGTGCGGGCGAACGCGAACGTCTCCTTGCCTGTCCGTGGGCTTATCTTTGTGGGCGGAGTGATCCCTAATGCTCTAAGCCTCTCAGCAAACTTGTTGGCCGACATAAGCTCTGATTTATCGAGTTTAGCCAACGCCATCAACCCTTCTTTACGTGCGACCTCCGTCTCGTATAATCTCTGCATCATGTCAACGTCCCCGACCAACTGCGGTTCTGTGAACATACGTATGGTCATATCTATGAGGCGGGCTTCGAGTGGTGGCGTAAACTTATCGAAGTATTCACCCATCTGTTTACACAGCCGTGTGTCTTGTATGCAGTACTCCGCGTACTCTTCGATATCTTGAGGAGTCATGTCTTCGAGGCGCTTGCCCATCATGTTTGTAACTGCGTTGCCCTTCTCCCCAATCCCCAAATGCCTAGCTGTATTGGCTAGGCTGTGTGAGCGCAGGAACGGGAAAACCATTCGTGACTGTGACAGCGTGTCCATCCACAGCTTGGGCTTTACCCCATACCTCTGCGAAAGAATAAACCCGTCGAACAGCGTGTTGTGGCACCGTATGGCTACCTGTGACCAATCCCTGTAATCATGCAGTGCCCGCCGTAGTTCATCTTCGGAGCCAGCTAATACGGTCTCTTTGCCCTCCCCATCGATCAGGCAGACCATGATTGTTTGGAACTTATCGTCAAGGATGTATTCATCC